CGACCAGCAAAAGCTAGACGAAAACCCCTTGTGTGAAGGTTATTCACATATTGAATTATCCGATTAGGGACAAAACTGTTTTATTGTTTCCTATGACGACTTGCATGAAGCCGCAAGAAAACTTCTCTGGTCATCATCCTAAGAGGAATCCCAAGAAACCCGTTACCAGTGTTTCTAAGGATAAGGATGATTTCCTTAAGGTCACAAGTCTTATTGACTTATTGTATGACGTCTTGGACGTATACGGTTATGACAATGAGCCGAATCTTGGAGATGGTTGTAAAACATACCTAGACAAGATTCGTTTACGAGATAGATATCTCGAGTTTGTAAAACTAAGTGGATTTGGTTCCTGGAAGGACTTATTTAAATATAAGATCAATGCCTTCTTCTCATCAGTGATGGGACAGGAAATACCACCGGCTCCAGAAAACCTTTATATGTTTCCGGATCTCCTCGATCCCAGATTCTTGGTTTTCGGCCGTGCTAGAAGATACCTTTCTTACATCCGTAAGAACAGGGATCTTTTAATTAGTTTTGCACAAACCATTGCTCAATCAAAGAAGGGAGCTCCCCCGGTTCACCCGGATGTCGTGGCTGCAGCTGAACTTAAAACATTCACTCAGTTGACATCCGAACCAGTTCAGGGAGCAGACTCTGAAATCTTTGATGGGGTTTGGAATGTACCGATTAATCGTTCATCTATTGAATTTGAACTACGAAGAACTGTAAACGAACTTCGTTGGTCTGAATTAACTATCGATGATTTAACCAAACCATTCTTTCCATCAACATCTGCCCAATATAATTGGGGAAGGAAGCACCTCGGTGCTGTCGCTTCTGTTGTTCATGAATGTTTGGACGAATTCTCATCAAATCTCCCTGATGTTCTTATCGATAAGAAATTAGGACGAGTAGATTTGAGTGATCCCTATTCAGGAGAATATGGGAAAATCGGTCTTGAAGAAAACACATACCTTTTAAAGGATTCCCTTGAGAACGGAATCTTTCAGAAAGAGACTGTCGGACTTCATTTTGATAGCTCGAGACTTCACCAACACTGGAAAAATTACATTTTCCCTCAGTTGTTGGAGAAAGCAATGCTTGAAGAGCCACGTACGCTTTGTATCGGTTTACCGGAACCTTTGAAGGTTCGGACGATAACAGCGGGTCCAAGCTTAACTTACACTGTTCTTAAACCAGTTCAAAAATGGTTATGGAGGAATCTTAAAGAACACGAGTGCTTTCGTCTTATAGGGGAACCAATCACATCTGAAATTGTTTCTGATTGTTTGGGTAAGGTTGGGGACGAGGAGGAACTTATCTCTGGTGACTATGTTGCTAGTACAGATAATCTTCACTCTTGGGTCTCAGAGTGTCTTGCTGATGAGGTTATTTTAATGCTTCATAAACACTCGAGTGCTTTAGGAAAGGAACTGATCGACAAGATCGGTATACTCATAAAGCGCGCCTTAACTAAACATCTCATTCTTCATCCAAAGTTTCTTGCGCAATATCGAAAGGATTGCCAAGATTTCAACATGCTTGAAGCTGAGTCAGTTCCAGCTAATTGGTTCGTTGAACAAAAGGAAGGGCAATTAATGGGGAGTATTATCTCCTTCCCCTTCCTTTGCTTAGCTAATGCTGCTGCTTGTCGGTTTTCTATGGAAATTTCTTCCGGGAAAACTATCAAGCTCAACCCACGCACTTATAAGTATGGATATATAAAAGGATCCATTCGTGCGTTATTCAACGGTGATGATTGTGCCCTTGTGGGACGATCTGTTGAATTTGATGGTGTTGGTAAACCAGCATTGTTTCCAACTTGGAGAACAGTGACCGCTTTTATAGGTCTAAGCTCCAGTGTGGGAAAAACCTTCCGTTCTAAAGATTTCATTACTATGAATTCTGAGCAATATTCATACTCAAATCGAATATTGTCACGCGAAGAGTTTGACTCCGGTGCAAAACCATTTACATATAACCTCGTGAAGTATTGCAACTTCGGGTTAGTTTATGGCCAAGCCAAGGATGGAGTCCGAGCTAAGGGTTCTAATCGGATGGGTCCATTACATCATGACCTATTCGATACATGTCCAGGTTTCCTCTTTGAGAGGGCATCTGCAATTTTTCTCAGACACAATCGTAAAGCTATAAACGCCTACGACATTCCGAAGTATGTACCGGAATGGTTAGGGGGACTTGGTCTTAAACCGACTCGGAACCGTCAAATACTTGAATCTGAGCTTCTTGTAGCTGGACTAATAAAAGGTAATATTGGGTTAGTATCTTGTAAGGAATTAACAAAATTCCATGCCCCACAGGTTCCTCGTGAACCTCGTGAGTGGCTGATGCACCAATTAACAAAAGACTTTATTAAGGACTATGAGTTCTTAGGAACTCATACCTTCAATAAAGTTATTTTGGACAATACCGTAAGAGATTTAAAAAGCGAAAGCAAAAAGCTTTACACCTCGTTAATAATGGAGGTATATCTCAGGTATGGACTTTCGGTTCTTGGCAAACCTTCCTATAAGAAGATCTTTGATAAGAGCGAAACTGTGGTATCGGTACCAGGTGGGTACGATACCATTGTCCAAACTTTTCAAGGGAGCTTTACGAATTTCCATAATTCGTCAAAGATCCATAAAACATATCGCCATAATGAAAGGCTATGGGTTCACTATAAAGAATTAATTAGAACCGACGATGTTTTTGCGAAAAGTATTTGTCACCTTAAACCAACAAGGGAAGAGATTCGATATCAGAAAATAGAATCTTTTATTCCTTGTTTTGATGTCAGAGCAGTGGTCCCATGTGAAGTTGAGAACTGGTACTGTAGATCTAGATTAAATCTTGATGCTACAGGTTCTCCAACTTTCGGTTTACCTAACTTTGACATTTCCTGCCTATCACAATGATAGCGCGAGGAACTCTACCCTGTTTGAAAATTTTACATTAAAAGTAGAACTCGGTAGAGGACCGCCACTGGCGGTGAGAGGCCTACGGGGGCCTATCTGTGATTAATGAACTTATAGATAACTAGAATTAAACATTCGTATGTTTCAATTCCATTGTATGTAGAAGTGTTGGCGTTAACAGAAGTGAGTATACCGTAAATAACTCTATACTAAAGGATGATATAGAGATACTCAAGCTGAACGTTGCAACCTTGCATTAATGGCCAATAGACATAATTTAAATATCTTAAGCAGAATTCATGAACAGAGAACTCCGGGAAAGTGTTGACCAC